CAACATACATTTAATCCTCCTGCTGAATACTTCATTGCAATCATCTGCAATCCTAATAAGTTGCTGCTTGGAGATACTATTATTGAAGGTCCTTGATTAAATATAAATCCGGGACTTATTTCAGACATTTGTTTAGTAAATGTTGTAGTTGAATTAGTAAGTGTATTTGGTATTAAGCAGTTTATCTGATCTCCAAATGTTGTACCATCACAAGCTGTTGCCATTGGTTGCATACCTAGACCATTACCTACAGCGACAGCAAATTCTGTGCTAGTAGCCATCTCATAAACTGAATTATATGATGTAGGCAAAATAAAAGTAAATGAAACCTGAACGTCATTTGTTGTTTGAGTTGGAAATCCTGATGGAGGATATCCTGAAAATGCACTATGAGAAAAAGTAAATGATATTGTTATTGATGCGCCTTCAATTAAGTCTATGCCTGTTAAATCTGCATAAACAACAGAATTTGGCACTGTCAATGGATAATATCCTGCAGTATAATTTCCGGGACCTGTACTATCGGTAAGTGTTGCAAGTCCAATTTTTTCAGACAATAGACTTGTATAATAATTAAATTGTACAGGCTGTCCTGAACTATCTAATAAATCATATCCCTCTATATAGTTCCCATACATAAGCCTGTTGCCCATAATGGTTTGAGCTTTTGCATATAATGGAACATTATCATAGAGTCTTAATATTTCAGACTCAGGTAGTATTGTAAATATTTTACTATTTGAAAAAGTATATCGATAAAATTGATTGTTTGACATTCCCAAATCTTCCTTATCAAGCTTTTCAATAACCTTTATTATATTATTATTAGCTTGCTTAAATAATAAATCTACACCAACAACAAGAGGTCCGCCTGAATTGTATTTTATTATAGCTGCATTAAAAAAATTTACCATTCCTTCATTTAGCAAACTTTCTATACTAAAATTAAAAGTGTTAGGAACAAATGCAGGAGCAGACCATTGTGATATTGCAGAATATTCTCCATCAGCATATTTATATCTATATGCAAAACAGATGAATCTAGTGTCTAAATAGTTTGATTCTCCTGTTGTTTTTATTAATGTTATTTCAGGAGCAGCAACCGGAGGCTTTTTAATTACCAATAACTCCTCAGCTGTTATCTGATCTATATTAGAAATAGGGAGGTCATAACTTCTCTTTATGTTTATAACTCTTGGAGGATTATAGTTATCTGTAAAAAACAATAAATCCTCTATTATATTTATCCCTGTTATTAAATAATTCTCATTAAAATTTAATATAGTAACATTTGTAGAAGTATTTATACTTACAACATGATAAGTTAAAACATTGGTATTTACATTAAACGAGACAATCATGTCAAGCCTATATATACTTCCGCTTAAATTAAATGTATCGTCATGGACAAACCAATATATTGTTTCATTAGCACTATCTTCAATAGCTCCTATGCATTTAGCATTTATGCTAAGTGAAGTTCCATTTATATATGTCAATTTGGTAAGAGCATCATTACCTTTTGCATTTTCTATAACACCAATTTCAGAATTTTCAGTATCGCCCATTCTGATATTCATAGCATCAATATATTCTCCCTCAGGCAATAGACGTTGGTCCACAACCTTGTTCATTTTTCCTGCTACAAAATTCCTTGCAATATTTGCCATATTATTTAATTATCTTGTCCATACCTCTTAAATTCATTAAGAGTCTGCCGGGATGAATATTACTTATTCTTATTTTAGCGTTTCTAAGTAGCGATGTTTTTCTTTTTCTTGCACGTGCAATTATATATTCTTGAACACCAAATTTAGAACTTAATATTGCGTATTCAACTGCTGCATAAACATAATCTTCAAATAACTTATTAACAGTTACTTGTGATGCATCTCCGTTTTCCATGCCATCAGAAACATATTCAAGAATACATATTTGATCACTCATTTTTGAATCAAAGTTTATAACTCCTGCTTTTTTATCTATATTAAATGTAGGATTAAAATTGGCGGTTTCAGTATTCAAACCTACTCTATCTCCAACGCTATAACTAAAATACCACATACCATCTATAAACCAACCATCTTGACCATAAAACTGACTATCCCTATTTAAGTAAATATCTTTTTTGGTATTAGAAAGCCTTTCATAATCTATATTTGAATTTTGAGGCCTTAATATATTTCCATTTTGATCAAACAATATATTTGCATCATTATCTTGCAAATAAGCATTTGACGACAACGTCTGAATATTCTCACTCATTGGCCTTAAATATCCATCTTTATATAATGATATTCTTACCCAATTTACAAAGTCAGAAGGAAGAACATAACGAAGAGAAGCTCCTACACTCAATTCTAATACTTTGATTTCTTTAAAAGCATCGTAGTTTAGTTCTTGTATAGCACGCTTAGTATGAAACAAAATTTTATAACGCTCTTCGTTATTTACTAATGAATGGTTGCCCGAATACATTAGCAAGAAATTATTTACAATATCCTGAAGGCTAACATATTGATACGATCCCCAATTTTCATCTTGAGGAGCGTTCCCATTGTTGTCGTAATATTTGTAATCTGATATATAAGCCATTTATAAAAATATTTATTATTGTTGCATACTGAATGAAGGCTGCTCATGTTGTTGTTGTGCAGTTCCAAATTGAGACACTTCAATCTCGCGAATAGAAATACCAAGATATTCAAGCATTTTTGTTACTAATTTATAGCCATCTTCATTAGGGAGCTCAAAATCCTGATAGTCAGGTTGTGATTGATCAAACAATGGCTCTCCTCCTGATAGTGTAATATAAGTCCATTTTGGAACTTTAGGATATCTAAAATAAGTAGCACTTACAGCTCCGTAAGAATTTATAGTTGACGGATATACATTTATTATATCTCCTGAAATTGTATAAGCAGGGTATATAAGAGAAGGAGCAGTAAGAATAGATGCATTTAGCATTGTTATCTTTCCTGCAGCAACTTTCTCTGCCTCTGAAATTGATGACTGAGAATAAGTAATATATTTATTACTTGTAGCAAGAAATATATCTTCATTTAAAACCAATATTGTAGCACTTACAGATATAACAAATGTTGTTTTAAATGTTGTTGCATTAACAACAATATCTCCTACAGTAACTCCTGATGTTATAAAATTAGCGGTAGTATCTTCAAGTGCTTGCAAATTTAGAGTTGTATTTGTCCCTGACTTTAACACTTGAGTGTAACATAAGATCTTCTCAATCATATACGCATTATTTCCTGTTGTTGTAACAGATGGCGTATAAAATTGATTTAATGGGTATGAGTTATATCCAATTTTTGAAACCAAAGAGTTAGTAACTAAAAAATTCTCTAGCACCTCAGCTATAGGCTTAGCGATATCAGCATAATCACTTCCTGACGTCCTTACATTCTCAGCATTTATTGTTTTATTAAAATTACTGAAATACTCCTCATATAACTCCATTTGAGCATTAGCCGCCATTAAGTTAAAATCGGAAGGAGAAATATATCCGTAGTTATTCTTATTAAGAATAGTTAATACTGAGTTTCTTACCTCGTTTATCATTACCCAATTTTTTACAAATATACAAAAAAAAGAGGGTTACAAAAAGCAACCCTCAATCATCATTAATCAAACACATGAACACACTATTTTGAAGTAGCCTCTAGCATTTTAAGAAAATCTAACCCTTCGTCACTTTGCAAATAACTTGCAGCAGCCTCATACGGGTGGTCTCCAAATGGAACAGACATCATTTTTTTCTTATTTGTAGCTGTATTAAACCAAACCTCTTTATTATTATTCTTTGCAACTAATAATCCATTTTCAAAAAATGTTCTAATTTTTGCTTGAAATTTAAGCTCAGGATCATTGATAATATCTAAAAAGTCTTGAGGATTATTTTTGGCAAATACCAATATATCCCTTCTTAATTCAGAACTAGATATTGTTGAAGGATCTTTACCAAATACAACGCGAGTAACCATTTCTACTTGCTCTATTGTTAATTGGCGAGCTTCCATTAATGCATCAACTTCTACGTTTAGCATTTCTACTTCTTGGTAAGCATCTTTTTCTTTATTTACTTCTGCAAATACCTTCCCATTCATCGGATGGTAATGTAAAAATGCTTGAAGAGCAGGATTTGTTTTTGGAACTGAAAGCATTCCATCCTCAAATACAATAGGCTCAAGAATTACATTGTTATCTTGCTCATCTTCAAAAGGTGATTTTTGGTTTACTGCATATCTAAGAGCTCTGTTTACATTGTTTTTTTCATCATACCACATCAATGGGAAACGAGGGTTATTTCTTGAAGGCAATGTAAAAGATAGAGGAGAACCTTGTATTAATTTATACGCTTTATCTGTTGGAGTTATTTTTACTGACATTTTATTATAATTTAATTTGATTTTAAAATAGTAAAAAGCAGGGGATTTTAATGCCCCCTGCCTTTATTTAGAATTAAGCAGCACCGTAGCGGAACAACACGAAGTTGTTAGCACCTAAAGTACATACACAACGCTCAGAAAGGAAGTTAACCTCCATTGCATCCAAGTCGCTTGTAGCAGCACCACCGGCAGAACCTGTGATCCATGTCTTGTACTTTCTGTCCTCAGCTTCAGAAGCTCTGTATCTTACGTGCAAGAATGGACGCTTAGCGTTTTTACCCATAATTTGATCGTAAACAGAAGTTGAACCTGCAGGAACAAGAAGTCCGTTGATTGTACCTGTTGCATTTGCAGCACTAGCATTCAATCCACCACGCATAGTAGGATCGTTTAAGTATTTCCAATCAGTCTTGTAGAAATCGTAACCTCTACGGAAACCTGAAAACCCTAAATTTAATGCCATGTTTACATCATTATCAAAAAGACCAAAAGATGCACTATTTGCTCCATTAGTACCACCTGTACCTGCTGAAGGTAAACCATTCAATCCGGCTAACATGTTATCAATGTCAAATCCAAACTGACGATTAACAAACACTACGTTCTCTTCGATAGCACCTTGCTTATCCAAACGAGAAACAATAGAATCCCAATCAGAAAGTGAAGTTGGGTTACCTGCAGCCCATACGTTACCGCGATTGTTTACAGCATAGAAAATACCTTCAGATCCCATATTACCAACTGTTGTGTTAGTAGTCTGAGTTTTAGCACCTGAACTTGCTTCAGCAGGAACTGCTTCAATCATTGCTGTTTCAAGATAATCTTCAAAACGAAGGCGAGTTTCGTGCTCACTCTTCAAATACCAAAGATACCCTGTAGCGCCATTTTCAGTTGTTACTTCTACCCAACCAATTTGAGCCATGTCAGAACCGTTTACAGCATACTTATCTTTCAAGATAATTGGGTTGTTGCTGTAGAAGCTATCTTCAGCTTCCAAAGATCCAACCATCCCGCTCTGACCTTTTCTAAACTCAGAACCATAAATGAATACAGTACAAACTGATGTGTTTGCAACGTTTACTGTAGCTTCATAAAAAGCAACGGTAAATGTAAGACCTGATTGAGCAATAACAATACCTTTGTTAGCAGTTCCTGCTGTACCTGCTCCTGATGTTATTTGACAAAATACCGTTTGTCCAATACGAACTGCAGCTGATGCAACTCCTGAATCAGAAATGGTAAACACAGCAGTACCTGAAGCTACAGAAGAAGCTGTACAAGCAGTGTATTTAATGTGTAAACGACCTTGTTCTGCCCATTTAATTTGATCAGAATTTGAAGGTAATTCAGCTCCTACTAATCTTAAGAATGAAGAAACTGTTCTGTTGCCATAACGCTCAAATTCTTTCTCATAAGTATCAGGAAGATACTGATTTAAGAAATCAAATGTAGTTATGTAGTTTGTAGACAATGCTACTCTTTCCGCTGCCGGTTGCAACGCAAATGTGGGCGTTGTTGAAAATTGACCTGCCATTTTTTTTAGTTTTTAATTGTTTATAATTTTTTTATACTTCTTATTTTCAAGCTTTTGCCTGAATCAGGGTTTACTTCTCTAACTTGAAGTCCATCGTTTATCCTTGAAGCAACAGGAACTTTTTGTTCAGACATATTTATATTTTTTATGCCCTTTATTGTTCCCTCTGTTGCATCTGCCATTCCTTGTTCGTAAAAGTGTTTGGCAAACTTTTCAGGATTCATTGCTATAGCTAAAGACTTATGATAACCAACAGCATCTTTAATCAAACCGTTTTCGTCCAAGAACTTATTAATAAAGTTCGCAGGAGTAGATTGGCTTTTCTTTAATTCGGAAGCATCTCCGGGAGAAAAAACAATTTTCTTATTATTAACATTGAACTCAAAACCTTTGAACTCTCCGCTAAAAATTTCATTTGTTTTCTGATCAAACCATTGACGCTTACGGCTGTTTTCTTCTTCTATCGTTTTAGCCTTTTGCACATATTGCTTATAAGCCTCAAGTTCTTGCTTCTCTTCTTCAGAAACAGATCCCAAACTTGACTCAAGTGGGATCTTGTATTTTTCTTTCTGAGTATTAAAGAACTTTTTAGCTTCAGCAACAAGCTTTTTCTTTTCTATTTTTATTCTCTTAATTCTTGAATCATCATCAATGTCTACATCATATCTGTAGTCATCCATTAAAGATTCGATATCATCAGCATCTAAACCATCTTGTGTACTAGCAAGATAATTTTTAAGCAAATCGTCAGAATCCATTGTATCGTAATCTTTCTTTAAATTAAGAAAGTCCTCAAACCCTCTTCCTGTTTCTTTCTTATACTTCATATAAGCAGCAACATCTTCAGGTAATGGCTCTGATTCTTGTCTCTCAGCTACTAACTCATCAAAAGAGTTAATTTGCTTATTGTATCTTTTACCAATATATGAAAGAACTTTTTGCTCATCCAATTCATCTTCAGAATCATCTGCTATTGGAGCAGGATCATCTACTATTGGAGCAGGATTACTATTTATTTCCTCTTCATGTTTTTTAAGTAGTTCTTCTTCTACTTGAGCTACTCCTTTTTCTTCAGAGCCATCTAGGGCTTTTACTGATTTAAATTCCATTTTTATTAGATTTAATTGTTACAAAATTATATAAAATTTATTATACTTTTTAACGAGGCTCAAATTCAGCTAAATCAAACCCATCTAAACTATCTTCATTCGACTCAAAACTTAATGGAGGAAGATTGTTTTTACGTTGATCAATTAATTTTGACTGCTCTGTATTCTGTTGGCTTATACGCTTTGATTTAGCATCTTCTCTTTCTTGCTCTCTTTTTGATACAGAACCAATTTCCATTTGATGCATCTGCAAATTATATTGAAACTCCTCAGCCATTAATTGAGATTTTAACTCAGCTTCTTTCTGCATTTTTTGTATTTCAAAAGCTATCTCTGCTTGCTTTATTTGCATCTTAGCTCTAGACTCTGCCTCAATCTTTTGCATAGCTGTTTGTGCAGCTAATTGCTGAGATTGCATTTGCTGTTGTGCAGTCATTGCCTGAGCCTGCATTTGCATTTTTTCTTCTCTATCTTGCTTTTTAATCCTCTTCATTTTAAGAAGCTGATTAGCAAGTTTAAGATTTCTAATCTCGCGTATATCAATTGCATCTTCAAGGTTAATGTCTCCTTTAGATAATGCCATTTGAATATTGGCTTCAAGTTGAGCTTTTTGTTCTTCATCGGGAGCAACTTCTATAAATATTCCAAAATCATAAATATACAAGTCAGATATATCATTTAATATCGAAACATTGTACTTGCCTATCTTATTAACAAAGTCATCTTTAAAATCAGAATACTCTAAAATGTCAGCTACCCTATATGTTAACGCCTCAGCTAAAGACCTATATAAATAAAGACTACCCTCAAGTATATGCCTAGTGGCCGTATTTGAATTTAAAGCTGCTAACTTTTGTAAACCAACCAATGAGTTAGGATCAGGATTTGAGCCATCTCTTGCCTCGTTAAGTCCGGTTACAGACCTAATCATATCCAAGTAGTGATTATAGTTAGCAAGAAGCATTTGTGTTTTGCTTGCTCCTGAGTTTGAAGTAAGCTGAGTAATAGGAACTCTTGCATTATTAAATTCTCCATCTCCTGTATAGCTACGTCCAATGACACTACCTGTTTGGAAATAAAGTCTTAATGCGTCCTCAGGATTATAAGCATTGCCTGTACCTAAATCAACTTCATTCAATCCGTCTGCATCTATAAATACACCATCAGGGACAACGCGATTAATTACTTGCTGAAGTTTTAAATGCGTTATTTGAATCAAGTCAGCAAATGGTACCATTCTTCTAACTAAAGACTCAATAACTCCCTTGTACATACGAGGGGCGCAAGCAACATAGTTCGGAAGAGCATGCTGAGTTGCAGATTTTGGCCTAACCATATTCTGAGCCAACTCCCACTTTATAAGTATGTTAGTACCCATAACCATTACGCCTTCATACCAAACATCAATGGTTTTTTCTATTTTCTCAAAATTCCCTTCCTCCATCATTTCAGTAGGAGGATTAAATGTGTCATCTTTCTCAATTACACGACTGCCGCCATTCTCAAGTATCTTCTTTTTAAATACAACTTTTTTAGTTGTCTTATAGTTAAAGTACATTAATGTACAAGTGTCTTGAGCAAAAATGCTATTATTATAAAACTGAGAAACATTATAGTAATCATACCAACCTTTGCTAGTCGTTGATATTTCTTGCAATTGTTCTTTTGTAAGAGTTGGATCTATCTTCATCAACTCAGTTATTGGCATTGTCTTAATCTCTCCCCAATAAAAACAATCTTTAAAATATGGATCTTCAGTATAACTATAAACCACATTAGCAGGATCTACATAAGAAATCTTAACTCCTGCTCCGGGAAGAAACTCGTGTTTAGCTATAGCGATACCTATAACGGTATTATCATAATCTAATCTCCATCTAATATCATTATACTTGTTCTCATCAAACATAGTATTTATAGCTTCTTCTTCAGCTATCTCTATTGCAGGTTTATAATTCAACTGCATATAAAGACTTAGCTCATCATCATTCTGAGGTAACTCTTCAGGATCCATCATAAATGGATTTGCTCCTGTAGATTGTTGTATTACACTAAGAACATCTTTACCTGCCATTTGCGCCTCAACCATGTCCTGATACTTATTTCTTTTTGATTGAGACATAGCATCTTGAGCATACGCCTTAACCTTAAATAATCTATCAGACATTCCATTAACAACAATATCAACAAACTTTGGAAGGATAGGAACAGGAGTCCAATCTAAATTCAAGTAAGATAAATCTCCATCAATAGCTAATTCATTTTTGTATTTAGCTACAGACTGCTCGCCTCTTGCATATAATCTTAACCTATGAAACTCTCTCCATTGGCTATAAAATCTACATGCATTTCCGTCTTTTCTAAACCATTCGTATTGAATAGCTTGACCTACCTGAAGCCCAAAAGACTCAGACGCTTTTTCAGCATCAGTAGCTAGCTGACTTGGAAAAGCCGTTGATGTTATATCTATTACTATATTTTTCATCTAATCAATTGACTTGTTGATCCATCATTCTTATACCTTGCGAAGTTAATACTAATTTTTGAATCTTTTTTTTCAGGCATATATAAATGCTTTTGATTAGCCATAATCGCCAACCCCGAACTAATAGAAGCATCAAATCTTGTTCTATCGCTTATATCAAACTTAGCCCAATCCTCAAGTGTCCTCATAAATGGCATAGTACCCATCTCCTCAGGATCTCTATACTTGCCTTCTAAGTCTAATCCTATGTGTTTCTCTATGTAAGACTCTATAGCTGAAGCATGAGCCTGCTTTACGTCCTCAGATGAGTTTGGTATTCCTCCAAGCTCTCTTTCTGTCTTTGTAAGTTTAGCAAACTGCTTATCAGGCCTATTTAATGAAAATCCCCTATATCCTCTATTCTTTAGATGATATAATAATCTTGGCTTATTATTCTCTACAAGTATTGGCATACCATAAAATACAATAGCCATTAATACCTCTTCAAAAAATATCTCAGCCGTTTGAGGTCTAGCTATATACTCTAAAAAAAATTGATTTGTAGGTGCTTC